CTCGCCGGGGACCAGGGGGAAGGGGGGTCATACCCCACCCCTTGAGCCGGTCGATGAGTCCCCTCATCGGGAGTCATCTCCCCTACCCATACCCCCCGTCTCCCCCCGCCCCCGTCCCCCCGGTCCCGCCCGGTCAGGGTCTAGCTCGACCTCAAGGGACTTGAGCCAGCCCCCGATGGTTGTCTTTGCCTTGACCGGGGCATCTCCATCGAGCCCATTGAGAGCCATGAGGTCCGCTCCGGTCATCCTTCCATCCGGATTGCTTCCCTCGATGACAACCTTTGTCCTCATGCCTCATCCTCTCTGCCTTGCCTGCCTTGCTTCCTGTTGTGTCTTGTGTCGATGGCAAGGGGAGCAAACCCCTTGCAAGTTGTAAAGGTACTCCCCCGCGCCGCGGACTATATGGTCAACTTCGGTCGAGACGGTTGAGCAAATGCCGGGGTATTGCAACCGGCATGATGGGTCGCGTTTGAGTACCGCTTGCCTCTTGGCTTTCCACCTTGACGGCATGGCTCGACCTCGCGCCCCCTCGCTCCACGTTTGCCGTCGAGGATGCCGCCAGCATCGAGGACTACCGGGCTCAGCCGGATAAGGGCAACCGGGTTGGGTACATTGCCGGTCAGCCCTGGTCGGCATGGCTACCTCTATCCGCTAGCGCTCGCTTGGTCCCCTCCCTCAATACCGGACGCTTGGCAAGCCGGACCATATTGCCCAAGCATCCCGGCGTGAGCTTGCAATAGGGTTGAGCCGGGGGAGGCTCATCGGTATAGACCTTGAGCGGCGCGGACTTGAGTCCGGTCGGAGTCATCATCCGTATCTCTCCGCATATGGAACACGCGCACCATTCATGCCCGCTCGCTTGCCCGGCCAAAGCCCAAACAACCAGAGCCCCGGCTCGACTACTCAAAGCCAGCGCGTCCCTCATGACCTCCCGCGCCGGACGTCCGCTATGGGCATAGAGGCAATCAAGCTCAGCCATCTTGAGGATTAGGTCAGCGTCAGTCGGAGTGTCCATGCCCAAACTCAATCCAATCGGCTCCGCCATCCCGGCCAATGACCCAACCATCTTTAACCTGGTCGGACCGCTCATGAACACTTATGCAGCATCCGCATTGGTTCCGATGCCAGATGGCTTCCTTGCCGTCAGCCTCAAGGGTCCGTATGTAATCAGCCATTGTCACGGCTTGAAGGAAGGGCAGAGTAACCGGACCTTGCGGGGTATGGATAGTGACCTCAAGCTCTGACACGCGGTACCTCCGGACAACAGTCATGACAAAAGCGGATTTGATCTATGCCGACGTTCATATCGACGTCAGACCAGAGCCGCTCGATATCGTCCCCGTATCGCTCCGCCCAATGCCAGGGATGCGCGGTACGGGCTCGGGAGAGTCGATGGCATCCGGCTCGATGAACCATCGACCCTCCCTTGGTCCGGTAATAGCGGACGTCAGTCATAACCGCTCAGGGAATCCTTGCAACACTGAGACGGCATTGAACTTGGCAACAATGACGCGGGCTATGTCGATGCCTGCCTTACTCGCCAGGAGGTCGAGGTAAAGGAATACGTCCGCGACCTCCGCGGCCAGCATGACCATCAAGTCCGGTAGTGAGGGATCAAGCTCCCCTTTGAGCCCGCATTCATACCGCCGGACTTTCTTGACGATATTGGCAAGTTCCCCGGCTTCCCCACAAAGAGCATTAGACCAATCGGCAAACGTCCATTCATCATCATCGGGAAAGCCGGGATGCCATCTCTTCGCTCGGGCCGCGTTGACCTCCGAGACTTCGGCAAAGGTCAGCCTCATTCCTCGATCCGATCAAAGGCAATGACAAGCTCAGCCTCAGCCCGGACGTTGGCATTGGTTCCGCTCGGGACTCCCCTCGACGCGACCGGGCGGATGGCGGCAACGGCAAAGCCAAGCCCGATGATGACGTTGGTATGCCAAGCCGCTACGTCCTGCCAAGCCCCGTCGCGGATATGGTCTTTGATATTGAGGATGAATCTCCCGTTTGGCTTGAGGACGCGGGCAACCTCCGCCCAAGCCTTTTCATGGAAGGTCCGATATTCGTCTCCCCACGGCATGACGGCAGAGCTTCCCTCAGTCGGCTTCCGGCCTAGCTCAAAGTGATATGAATGCCGCCGGTCCGGGTCGCTGGCTTCATAGGAGTCAGCCAGCCGGTTGCCATAGGTCGGAGAGGTCGCTACGGCATCAAACGTCCCCTTGCGAAAGCCGGTCTTGAGCGCGTCCCCGACCCTGGTCCGGTCATCCATTGCCGCCCATTCCGGCTCAATCTCGACCCCGGCGGTATCGTAGCCGTACTCCGTCAGCATATGAATCTTGCCGATCCCGGCAAAGGGGTCGAGTACCTTGGTTGTCTTTTGGTCGGCAAAGCGGGCATCGAGTAGCTCTTTGATGACCCGGAGAATGGGCAAGGAGTACGGAGCGGGATGCTTGGTAAATGCCTCTTCCCCCACCCCAACCGACCGGACGGCATGAGCCTCGACGGCTTCCCGTACCTGGATCGCGGTTGGTTGCTCTCCCTCCGCAAGCTCGACGGCTGACGTCCAAGCGGCTTGGAGAGCGTCAGGGTCATCCTTGAGCGGGTTTAGCTCTCGGACCTGGCTCTCCCGCTTCGGAGCTATTTTGGCTCCATTTGGAGCCAAAGCCGACGTAACCTCCACCGCGTTGATGAGCCGCTTGCCTTGCGCCAGGGAGATATCCCATCGACGCTTGCAATAGTCCTCAAAGGTCTTGTATCCATCCGAGAGAGCCTTATAGAGCTTGCCGTCCCGTATCCGGGTCAGAGCCCATCCGACCTCGATGAAGGTCGAGAGCCCGGACTCTATGACTTGCTCATCCTCGACCAATCGCTTGAGCGCTTGCTCACGCTCGGGACCAAACAAATCATCGGAGTCCTCGACTACCTCGACCTCGACCACTTCCTCCGGCATTGCCATCCTCCTAGTTTGATATTCTTGAAAACTGCCTTTGACCTGCGGTTTAACCTCTAGAACCTCAATAACCTCAAGGGTTGGAAGTATGGAAAAGTTGATGAGGTTGAAGTCCTTACCTCTGCCTCAAGGACTCCAAGAACCCCTGTTTTTCCATACTTCCTGAGGTTGAAGTCCTTGAGGTTGTAAGTCCTTAATCCGGACCCAACGCGACACGCCAGCCCATATCCCCGTTGGGCATCCGCTCCCTGGTTGTCTTGATATCGAGCTTGGCTCGGGCTCGATCAAACGTGCTATTCGATGCGATACCTCCCTTGACGATTGCCTCATGAAGCTCATTGCTCCAAAGCGGTCCTCCCTTCAAGACTTCCTTTATGGCGTCGATGCATTGGCTCAGCTTCGACCTCTTATCCGCGACCTCATCGGGGTCACCGGATGGCCGGTCACTCAAGAGCAACTCTGCCGTCATCCCTTCAATCGGTCCGCGCCAATCGACCCGCGGGACGTCGAGCCCCTCGACCGGGATGAGCTTGAAGCCGATTGGTTGAGGGGTAATGGCAAGGTTCATCTTGACCGCGGCCAGGACTCGGAGGCTTTCCTCTTCCGGATGCTGAGCTACCGTCCATCCCGCCCTGGCGGCTCCCACAATCCCTATCGAGCCCCCGCCCCGGTAAATGGCTTTGCCTCCCTCTTTGCGGAGATGCCGGAGCATGATGATTGTCGAGTTAGTCTCATTGGCAATACCGCGCAAGACGTGAAGCGTCCTCCGGATATCGGAGTCCCGATAGTTGTCCACCTTGGCATCGAGGTACTCGCTGAGAACGTCAATGACAATCAATCGAGCGCCGGTAGTCCGGATGGCATTTGCCAGCAAAGGGACGTCCCGCGGGATGACAATAGGCAAAGCCTCCCCGTCATAGCGGGCATCCTGGACAAAGTAAATCTTGCTCTCATCCGCCCCCGCGGCCATGAGCCGGGGTTTGATCGTATCGTCGGGGTCATCCTCTCCGCTCAATAGCAATACCGCGGAGGGAGGCAGGCTCGGAGCCTCTTGACCGGGCATCGGCTCACCGGTCGAGACTCTTGCCGCTATGTCATCCATCATGGTTGATTTGCCGGTACCGGGATCGCCGTCGAGGGTTATGAGCTTGCGAAGCGGAGCCCATCCCGGCCAGAGCCATTTAACCGACACTCTCTCGACTCCTTCCATCCGGATAAGGGTTATTGACTCGGGGATGACCGGCGGCTCCCTGAGGACGTCCCTCGGGCTCGGACCGCTTGGCTTATAGAGCCGGTCCGTTATGCCGTCCTCGATTAGCTCCGCCCTGGCCGCGGCATAATCCCCGCCATGCTTGACTATCCCCCAAAAGCCAAACTTGTCATACGGACGTCGAAGCTCTAAGCCAAGCTCCCGCGCCATTGTCTCGGACCAAACGGCAACGTGGTCATCCTCCAGGTAGCGAGTAACGCTGACGTCATTCTCGCTATTAGGGTAGTGGTAATGCTCTTCGATCCCGGCGCGGCGTACTAGTTGGCAATGTGCCAAGCCGGACAGTATGGCTCCGAAGTCCGCTGACTCATTGAATCTACTGCCGGCCAAATGAGAGTTATCCCGTCTGACTTTTTTACTGCCGTTGAAGTTGACCGGCTCGGGGATCGGACCAAGAGCATCGAGCAAGGTCGATACCGGATACCTCCGGTCGGCATCCCATTTAGCCGTTACCAGGACCGGCATTCAATCCCCCTTGAAGTTGTGGGTACCGGGGAGCCGGAGGATGCGCGGCATATCCCAAACGTCATCGATATGAATGCCTGCCGTAATGGCTCGACTGAGCCAGCTAAGCCGCCATTGAGCCAGTATCGGCAAGGCATCCTCGACCTCGACCATCTCATCGAAGAGGTACCAGGCTTGGAAGCCGTAACCGGAGCGGACTATTGCCGTAGCCCGCTCGGGGTACCCCTTGATGAATAACCGGGCTTGATCGTAGGAGGTCGCCAATCCGCTCAATCGATGGCCGGGTCCAGCTATATCGACGTCGAGCCATAGGCCGGGGATGGCAAGGCAATCCTCGATGCCGCCCCGACGTCCCTCCGGCAATACCTCTCGACGCGTCGCGCAACCAAACCAAACGTCCCCCTTGAGCCCAAGCTCCCAAATAGCCGGAGCCAGGGCAGGGATATCCCCGACCGGAGCCCAAGCCGTCCGACGTTTGCGGCTCTGAGCCTCGATGGAAAAGAGGCTGAGGTAGCCGACTTCGGCATAAGCGAAGAGGGTCGAGAGGAAGTCGATAGCTCGATTGACGTCGGGCTCTTGCATTACCGGTCAAAGAGGTCATCCTCATCCTCCCCGTAAGCCGGAACCGCCGGGACCGGAGCCGGTTGAGGGGCTCTGGCCGGAGCCGGAGGGGCTTGAGGATAGGAAGCCGGAGCCGGTTGAGGGGGAGCCGCTACGGGGCTCTGAGGGGGAGGATATGGCGGCTGAGCCTGAGGACCGTTTGCCATCGGGCTCGGACCCCTACCGGCTGACTGAGGGGCTCTCGGGGGTGGCTGACCGGCTCCGCGCTCCAATACCCGGACGTCGAAGCTCTTGAAGCCGCCGGAAGCGATATCGAGTAGCTCGATAAAGATGACGTCCCCTGGTTCCGGTCGCTCTTTCAATAGCTGCCGCCAGAGGTCTTTAGCCCCGGTCGGACCGGTAATCATGGTCCGCTCTATGCCTCGCTCGACGTCGAAGAGGTAATACTTGGCCGCGGTCCCGTACCGCGTATTGAGTGGCTCATAGCGGATAACGCGGGCTTGCACCCTATCGCCGCGATTCTCAAGCTTGACGTCATCGGAGTAGTCATCCGGTATTTGCATCTTGGGGTCATCGTAAATAGACATTGATCCTCCTAGCTATGGCATAGGCCGCGACGGTCGGCGGCTCCGTATTTCCTCTGACTTCGCTTCGGTAATGGGGTACCGCTCAAGGAAGCCGAGAACCCTGTCGAGGTCATCGGACGTCATATCCCTTGGCTTGGTTGTAATCCCCGCGGCATCGACCTCCGCCATAAGCTCAAGCCGTTTGTCCGCGTCGAGCAAGCTCAATCGGGCTTTGAGATGATTAAGCTCATCTTGGGTCGGAACCTTGCTCCAGGGAGTCTCCCCCTCCCGCTTGAATGAGTAGGGGTCATGAATCTTGGCTCCCTCTTCCTCCCATTTGCGTATCTCCAGGCAGGCAAGGAAGGCGCGCCGGTAAACCTTGTCGATGGGGCAAATCTGGAAGTGGTAACCGTCCTCTTGGAGATGGACAATGGCGCAAGTATCCGGCGGCTTCCATTCGACCTCATTGTCATCATCATCGAGGTAATACTCAAAGCCAAGGGCATAGCCCCCTACCATCTGGACGGCTTGATCCTCATAGACCCCGGCGGAAGTTTTCCAATCGAGCAAGACAACCCCAAGCTCGGGAGCATTTTGCAAACGGCATAGAAGGTCAAACGTCCCCGCGGTAAGGGTCTTTTCGTTGTAGCCGGTAGTCTCCGCTCGGATGAGCCGGGGTTGGGCTTCCTCCATAAACCGGGTCAGGGCATGAATCCAGGGCTCGACTATTGCCTCAACCTGGTAGCTCTTGCCCTTCATTATGTTGTCGGCTACGGCATGAACCGTTGTCCCCCTGGCCGCGGCTCGGTCCCGGTTAGTCCAGGGGACTTTCTTGAGCAAGTCATATTGATCCTCTTTAGGAAGCTTTGGCCAGGAGTCGAGATGAGTAATGGCATAACGGGCAACGGAGTTTGCCGCCCAATACAAGAGCGCGGGCTTGGGGAGCGCTCCCGTTACGGTAGTAACGGACCGGTAGGCGTAAGCCTGGTCATGCCGTCGAGGATGCCAATAGCGTCGATTGCCGTTGATATTAACGGCATACTTCGGTCCTTCATACAAAGAGAGAGTCAGCAAGAGCGCCGGAAGCCAGAGCAACCGACCGATGAAGCGAGACATTGAACCTCCTAGATGGTTGTCCCTATGTTTTGGCTCCAAATGGAGCTATTTACAAAGACTTGGTATCGAGAGTCGGACGGCTGGCTCCGTCAAACCGGCGATGATGATGACCGGGACGCCAGCGCGACCAAATCCCATTAGCCCGGCCCTTGACCGGCTCTCCGCATCCGCATTCACAAAAGGGCGGCTCATTGGTCGGAGCCGACACGCTTTTGATGAGTGAGCATTCCGCCAGCTTGATAACCCAAGCCTTGCCGTTGGTAAGTCCATACTTCGGCTTGGTTGCAACCCAAGCCTTATTTGTGTCCTCGCATAGAGCGATGACGGTAAGGGGTCCGCTCCCGTAAGGGAGAGCGATTGTGTCGCCGGGGCTAATGTCCATTCTCTGTCCATCTCTGTAGTAATGGCACAAAGAATCGACCTCTCATCATGACCGGCCAGTCCAGAGGGTCCGCGGTTCCTTTGATCTTGAACCAACAAACTCCGAGATTGCCGTTATCGTTGATGACTTCCCTATCGACCTCTTTGAGCCAGCCCGATATATCAAAGCTCCGCGGCGCGTGCTTGCTCTCAATGACTACCCCTGGCGCGATACCGCCAATGTCTCCCCTGTCCTTGAATCCTTGCTTGGCTCTGCGGTCAGCTAACGGATACAAGGGCTTGAGGACTTTGACGATGGCAACCTCTCCCTTTGTGCCATCAGCTAAGGGTCGGTTGGTCATCGAGCGCGCGACCTCCCCGCTTGAGCGCTGAGACTTCTAACTTCGGTCAGCTAGTGCTAAGTTGCGGCTCAAGAGAAAGAGTCACCTAGAGCCTCAGCTATTAGCAAAGAGGAGCATAAGCCGGAAGCAAAGGGCAACGCAAGGGGCAAATCTGGCGGAGTTAGGTTGCCGTCGGTAAGAGAACAGGGATAAGTAACGTGAATGATCTTGGTACAGTTTTAATCAATCTGAGGAAGCGTGCTGGCTTATCACAGTCAGACCTAGCAAAGCGCGCCAAACTATCGGGGGGCTACCTGTCTCAGCTAGAGACGGGGGTCAGGGGGGACCGCGTCCCCCTGGCGACTCTGGAGCGGCTCGCGAGAGCGCTTGGGGTGGACCGAAAAGTCCTTTTGGACGCGGCTCAATATGGGATTACCAATGACCATAACGGGACTCCATACCGTCCGGCTCTGGAGACGTTCATCGAGACAGAGCCGACGTTAGATAGTGAGCAAAAGAGCTTCCTATTGAACCTTATTGCTTACTTCCGGGCTAACTCACAAGAGGAAAGCCCGAGTCCGCGCTCAAAGCGTATCCGACCAAGACAAGGACGACTAGAGCCCCGCTGACCAGGGCTAATGCCCTGACCAGGAGCGCTAAGACCTCAGCCCTGACGGGACAATCGGAGTCCAAGGTCTTGAGTAAATCCGTCGATGCCCTAAGACTGGACTCAAGGACTCGCAACTTGGCATCGCTACCCTCCCCCTGGTCGATTATCTCGGTCTTACCCTCACCATGAGTAGTCATACGGTTGACTCCCCTAAACCCATCGGGCTCCGCCCTACGCGGGACATTAGCACCCCTCATGGTCATATCAACCCGCCGCGTGAGATTTGGTCAGGGCTTGGCTAACGCGGATAAGTAAAGCCCCGATCCCCCGGCGGGCTTCGACGTCCTCAACGGCTGGCGGGAGCCCTTGCCGCTCCCGGTCAGCCCTGGACTTGGCAAGGACGGCTTCCCGCTCTTCATCGCTCAGCGAGCCCATATGACCTCCAAATCGCTCCGGAGGCTGGCCGGATGGCATTATCCGGCTTCACGGCTTACCCAAGCCCTGAGAGGCTCTGAGAGTGTCGGTTGATGCTTGGTCAGAGCCAAGCCGCTAAGTCCCTCGCCGGATCATGAGTCCGGAGCCGGTCGGTACCGGTCGAGGGGTAACAGGGGTCCGAGACTCTAGCTCATGCCTTATAGACAAATGTCAAGCGGTCAGCCTTGAAGCGCTGGCCTACCGCCGGAGCGACCTCGACGCGCTCCAAGACGTAGCCGAGAGCCTCCCTCCGCTCTTCCGGAGTCATATCCGGCCAATGCTTCCGGAGCGCTCCGGCTTTGCCCAACCAAGCGAAGGCTTGGGGAGGGAGAGCCTTAGGGGCGGCTTCCTTGACCGCGGCTTGAGCTTCCTTGAGAGCCTTGCGATACGTCGGGATGAGGTCGAGGTAATCCTCAAGGTCAAGCTCTCCCGAGTCCCGTCGAGCTTTGATGAGGTCGAGGTCCGCTTGAGCTTGCTCGACGGCTGAGGTATCGACCGGCTTGGCTTGACCGGCAGGCTTGAGGAATGCCGTCTTGTCGGTTGCGTCGAGGACGGCAATCTCGACGGCTTCCTCGACCTTGAGAGCGTCAACGGAGCCGCCCGGTTTGGCCGCGTATATCCGGCGGTCCCTGCCATCTTCGGTCTTGGCTCCGTTGACGGCTCGATTGCCGCTCATCCGCCTTAGCTCGATGACGTTGCCGTCCGCGTCGAGCCGTTGGGCATAAAGGAAGTCAGTCAAAAGGAAGCGGACCGGAGCCCGATGCTTCCGGCTTGGGTCCGTAAGAATGGCTCGGACCCTCTCCCAAGTCTCTCGGTCAATGACCGGCTCCCAATCGGCTTTGCCGATGACCTCCCCTTGATGCTGCCGGAGTCCGGCGATACGGGGAGACTTCAAAAGCTGGCCTATGGTTGTGTACGTCCAAGCCTTGCCGCGAGGGGTCATAAGCCCCGCGCTCTCGCGCTGGAGGTCGCGCAAGGACTTACCCTCTAAGAGTCCCTCAGCCCAAGCCTTGATGACGGCTTGCTCGGACGTCCGGGGCTTGATGCCGTCAGCCTCAAAGCCAAATGGCCGCGGACCTCCGGCAAACTTCCCGTCCTCCGCTAGTTGAAGCATCTTGGATTGCAACCTCTCGCTTTTAATCTCGGACTCTGCCGCGCTGACGGCTCCAAAAATGCGAGTTTTCATCCGGTCGCCAGCATTGCTGACGTTGAGATGACCTCCGTAAAGAGTGTCAACGTAGACCTCCGTTGTCTCGATGAAGTCACAGACCGGACCCAAATCCGCCCAATGTCGCCAGAGCCTCGACGGCTCCCTCGACATAATGTTTCGGACCGTCCCCGCTCGGACGTCTCTTTGCAATGCCTCCCAAGCCGGTCGCGGGCTCGGGACGCGGCCAATGGTCCCATCCGGATTCTTAACCCTCTTCCATGCCGACGTATTGTTGTCGATATGGACGGCATGGACGCGACCGCCGCGAGCCTCAATCTTCGCGGTGGCTTCCTTGATTTGACGCTTGACCCCAAGGGCATCATTGAATGGGTCATCGGAGATGCGAGCGTAAACGTCCCAAAGCTCGACCTCATCGACCAGGGCAACGGAGGTCATTCCACAACCCTCGCGCCATGAGCCCGCAAATCTCGGGCTATCTCGGACCGTCGATACCTCTCGGCATCCGCTCGCCAATCCCCCTCCGCGTATGGGCAAGCGTCCCCAAGGTCGCGACCGTTATGGACGTCCCCCTCGATGACGTCATCCCCGCAACCGTGGCAACGGAGTTGCATGGCGTCAACGTGGTCGAGCATCTCGCGGCGGGCAACCTCGCGGCTCAGCGAAGTAGTCAGCCGGAAGCCGCAAGAGCAAGCGGCTTCCCAACCGTCAAGCGCTCCCGGTCCCGATGCCGGATGAGGCTCGACGCTCTCGATACGGTGCTTCCCTTCCATCTTGGTTCCCTGTTCTCTAGCTCCCCGGTCCGGATGACCGGCGGAGCCGGTCAGTCTAGCACAAGCTGAGGGGTACCTGTCATGTCAGCCCCCCCGGACATTACGGATTCCCCCTAGGTCGGGAGCCCCGATACGGATGGCCGGAAGGTCGAAAAGCCGCTTGGGGCTTGGACTCTGCGGGCATAGCTGACCGGGGCTCCCTGACCGGTCGAGGGTCCGGAGCGAGGTCTTGAGCATGGCTCCGACGTCCTCTCGGGCTCGACCGGCTGACCGGGACGCTAGGCGGGAGGCTCGATGCCGTCAAGCTCTCCGCTAAGGGCTCCCGTAGCTCCCCTGAGCGGCTCTGGCGGCTCCCGATGGGTACTTGGACCCCTCGACGGCTCGGAGCCGCTCAGAGGGGCTCGGAGAGGGTCGGGAGGGAGGGACTCCGGCGGATGAGTCAACCTCCCTCCCCTGACGGCTCCGGCTGGCGGATAGCCGGAAGCCGCGTCCTTACTGGCTCCGCGGAGCCCAACTATGCAAGAGGTCGAGAGCCACCCCATAGGCATCGACCTCATGGCAGACCTCTTCCATGACTTCATCGAGGCTCTCCGCATCGGAGCCGCTGAAAAGTTGCTTGTCTCCGGAGACGTAATCCTCAAAGCGAGTATCGGGATGGAAGCCCCCCCCAAGGGTCGAGACGCAATCGGCTAGGAAGTCCAGACACTTAGCCACGTTGGGACCGTCGACAAAGTCCTCATCCCTCCACTTGGCCGCGAGGTCATCGGGGGTCATTAGAACCTCTCCCATCCCATCGACGCGCATCCGTACCGACCGTCATCGGGGCTTGGCTCCCCAACTTGCTCGATGAGTAGCGCGTCTCCGACCGAGAGGGAGCGGTTACCTTCCTCTCGATAGATGCGGACGGCTTCCCCGTACTCGCTTGGGTCACAATGCATCTCTTCGGGGTAGCTATTGCATACGGCAAAGGCAACGTTGGCGGCTTCGGTATGGCTCTCAGCCGGAAGCTCTTGGAGGGTAAAGCCGCCATCTCCGTAGAGCCCATCCCTTGCCGCTTGGGCAAAGGCTCGGAAGCCGGGGAGGATGGTCCGGCGCGGGTCATGACTGAGGCAGACCGTCACGTTATAAAGCGTCATCTTGGTTCCCTGTTCTCTGAGCCCCTCCCCCGTTGGGGAGGGGAGCCGCCCATTGTACCGACCAGGGCGGGTCCGGTCCCCGCGGTCAGAGAACAGGGAATGAACCCAACCGGGGGACCGGCCCTGTCGAGGGACTCTAGCATTGCCCCCCCTTATTAGCTTGAGTCCCAGGTCAAGCAAGGAAGTCCTCCAGCAAGCCAAGCAATCGACGTCCCTGCCGCGCCCATTTATACAAGTCCTCGACTACCTCCATCCCTTCCGGCTCCGTTGCCTCTACCCCAAGCCTTGCCTCCAGGGCTTCACGGCAAACGGCAGAGACGTTTATCCGGCGATTCCCCCTGACCCGCGCCTTGAGGTCATCGGATACCCATATGGAGAGATGCGCCATTATTGGCCGGCAACTTTCTCGGCTCGCTGGCATCGAGGACACTCATCCGCTCGATGGGCTTCGGTCCCGATATCCCGGCCACAACATGAGCATTTGAGGTTGCCCTGGTAGGTCATCCGCTTTGCGCGCCCCGCCAGCATTCAGGGCATAGCATCCGGAGCCGCTCGGTCAGGGCTCCGACCGGACCAACCTGGCATTGGTTCATTTGGAGCCCGCATCGAGTGATTAGGTGAGCCCTGGACGGTCGATGAAGGGTCAAGTCCTCAAGGTCAAGCATCCCGACGTCCCCCGCCTTGATATCGAGCGTCTCCCATACCTCCGCCATCAATGTTCCTCATAGAGCCAGACAACCCGGTCCCGGTCGCTGACCTCGACTTGCTTGACCTTCCGCCAGCCGGAATCGCTATTAACAAAGACAAGCTCATAGGGGAGCCGCTCGACCCCAATCTCCCTCTCTTGGATCGAGCCCCGTTGCACCATTGCCTTTACAAAGTCCCCAACCGTCTTGCTCATTCGACTACCTCAACCGATAGCTCATGCTCTTCCCCGTCCTCATCGGTATACCAAACGGACTCGGGGAGGACTTCGGTTAGTTGCTCTTGTATGACCTCTTTGAAGTCCGCCGCCCTGGTCAGCTTCCGGGGAGCATCGACAAAGACCTTGACGGCAAAGCGCGGCATTAGACCGGCTCCGGCCATTCCTCCCGCACACTTCCCCCGTACATATACCGCAAGAGGTCAATCGACTTCCCCTCCCTCCAAAAGTTCCAAGCCTTGATTGTCACCGCGACCCATCGAAAATCTGGATTGCGGACTCGACCCCGGCCGCGGGTTATTTCCTCTTGCGAGTACCGGCGGAGGATGAGGATGGGGTCGCGGGCTTTAAGCTCTTCCCCCGTCCTGAGCTTGGCAAAAAAGGCATCCCGGTCATCAGCATCGACTATGCCAAGCCGGTAATGGGTAGCTACCGCCGCGCCAGGGCGGAGCTTGAGCGCTTTGCGGGCTGGCTCGACGGCTTTGTTACTCTCCCGTAGCCCCTGGTTCTCATCGAAGAGCCGCAATAGCTGAGGGATCGAGGGACGTCGAGCATTGTCGGCATAATGCGGGCTCCCCGTAATCTCGGCATAGATGATGCGGGCATACCAACCGATACCGGCTCCAAGCTTATGGACGTCCGACTCTCCCCTGAGCTTGAGCGCGTCTCCAAGCCTCCGGCTCAGAGTGTCATCGATAATGTCCTGACTCTCGCGGGGCATGTTCCGCATGACCCATACCTCAATGGGCATCTCCGCCACTACGCAAGCCATCAATCGATGCTGACCGTTGAGCAAGACCCCATCGACGTCGAAGCCGATGCCGTCAGTCGAGAGCTTCCATTCCTCCCGCTTTATGTTCTCGGCCAGATGGACAACCCTTGAGTCCCGCATATCCCGGTTCCGGATATTGGCGTCATCGAGTATCTTGCTGGCTCGCTCCGGAGTGATTACCTCCAGCCGACAGGTCGGCTTGACTATCTGCCCATTGAGCGCGGCGACGTCATCCTCAGTCTTGGTCCGCGGGCTCATGAGGCTTCCTCCATCTCCCCGATGGCGTTAGCCTTATTCAATCGGCTCCGGATACGATTAAACATGGTCAGCCGCATCTCTTCCCTCGACGGCTTTTCCTCACCCGGCTCCGTTTGGTACCCATCGGCATATATGTAGCGCCGTTGGGATATCTGGCCTATATGGTCGATTGTGTCATGGCGCTCCGTAGTGCAACGCGTACACCGGAGGGACAATCGCCAGCCGTAGAGGGGAGTCCCAAGATTATCGGGGTAAAACTCTTCCCAAGCATGACCATAGATACGGCATCGCGTCATGCCCTGGTCGAGTCCGGTCCGGTCCCCGCCGGGGATGGAGGTAGTTCTAGCTCTCGCCAATCGGTCAGTCCTTCCTCTTCCCTGTTCCCTACCCCGGCGAGGTCAACCTAACCGGGACTTAACCCGGAGGCTTAGCACTACGCGAGGGGAGAGGTCAAGTATCCGCGAGGGGGAGCCACCCCGGCAGGCTTGGCATGGACCCACCGGGGCGGCTCTAGGCTGGCTGACCGTACCCAACCCTGCCTTGAAAACTACCCTCGCTCTGAGCAAGGTAACCGGGATATTGCTTGCATAGCGGACCGACGTTAAGTTATCGACGTCAAGATATCCGGCAGGGAGGGAGCGCTAGGAGGTTGGCGAGAACCCACCCCTCCCTGCCGGGACCGGAATGGCTCCAAATGGAGCCGTTATGACCGACGTTGCCGCGACCTCGATATCAAGGCATCGACCGGGACCATGCCCAAAAGAATCGAGCCGATAACCAAGAGCCCAATGTCATTACCTCGGGCAATGAGAGCATCGATGATGATGGCAACCCCCAGGACAAAGGTAATCAACCGGCGGAGCCGGTCGAATGGCGCTAGGTAACCGAAGCGGTCCAAGATGCGGACCAAGTTTCCGGACCGACCAAGCCGTCAACCCCTAAGCCCTTCTCCGATTGAAACTGACGGCAGACATTCTCGGAGCCTGGTCCGTACATTCCATCCGCATCAATCGACCAACCCCTCGCGCTCATTTGAGCTTGCCACGTTGCGACGTTTGCTTGATCCACTCCACCGTAATAGCCGGAATGACAAAATGGGTCGGAGGACGGCTGACCGAGATAATGCCCTGCCGGGTAGGGAAAAGGCGGAGCCGGTCCTCCTGGTTTGGCTGGCTGGCTCGGAGGGGTCGGGCTCGGAGCGATTGGAGCCCCGCCGGTCGCCATCGAGAGGACTTTATCGATTGGAAAGTTGCCGGTCCCGTAATCGCAATCTACATGACCCCCGCCCCCGGCTCCCAAGTCGATATGCTGACAAACCCCTCGACCTCCGCCTTGGGCTTGGGAGGCATCGAGCTTGACCAGGGGGATACCAAGCGCGGCGGATTCCTCCGCCAGCCAAGCGGCAGTATTGGCAAGCATGTTGCCATGCTCATTCTCCCATTGGGCTCGCGACCACTCGGCAAAGCCGCATAGCTCGATGGCTACTGACTGATTATTGTAATCCGCTTGGGTCCAAGCCTTGTCGGCTCTCTGGACATAAATGCCCACGGTATTAACCTTGTCATCCGCCCCGGCGTGAGAACTTACCTCATTGGCGCTATTGGCAAAGAAGTTGCCCAAGCTCTCGATTGTGGTTGCCCCCTCTGCCGTATGAAGGACCAGGAGCCGCGGCGAGCCGCTCCGGCTGGAATAGTTCGGAGACGGCATGGACACTCGACTGAGGCTCATCGCTCCCCCTCATAGCCAATCTCATCCTCGACGCGCTCCCAAAAGCGCCCCCTAAAGGGTCCGGGCTCATCATCGGGGATGCGGTCCGGATGGGACGGCTCTTCCCCTTCATCCTGGCGGGGCTTAGGCCACTTAGCCTCATTGACAAAGCTCTCCCGCGGTATCTCTCGCTCTTCATCAGGCATCGATGGGGCTCCCGTCCTCTTGAAAGTATAGACCGGCAACGGTAGGCCAGTTAGCTTGAGTCAAGCTCAAGAGGTCGGCATCCGTTACCTTTGATTGGTCAACGGTCCCGTCCCCGTTATCTGCCTTGTCAGCGATGCCGGGACCGGCCGCGGCCAGTCGATTAAAGGTAACCCACAAGCCCATATCATCTCGGAGGATACCGTCCGCTACGGCAACCCAAGCGGGACGCGCGTCATCCTTGAAAATGTGAGCCTGTTGGACGCAAACGGCTCGATTGCGTTGCTGAAAATAGCCGTCGTTCTCTAGTTGGGATTGCGCTTGATAACTCATAGAGTCTCCTATCCTATCCGGTGAACTACAAACCAACCATAACCCGCAAAGGTATTAACGGCAGCCGTAGCGCCGTTATAGCCTTGCAACAAAACGGCCGCGCCTTTCTTCACTTGTCGGATGACGCTATTAGGGGGTGACCCGGTATTGCCCGCCGCGTTAGGGGTCGCCCACGATTGCCCGCCGACTCCGGGACTGACCGAACCCTCAAAAGCAAGTTGGGCTTGATAGGAATAAGTACCAGCGGGATTAGCCCAAAGGATCATGGTTGAAATCCAATAAAGCCCGTCCTCCGGAAAGAAATAACGGCCATTGGAGAAGCTGCCGCCGCCAATGTTTTCTTCCGGCGCGGCCCAAGTGGTAATAACGGTCCACACTCTGGACGGGATCGATTGGCCGGGAGACTGGATAGCTTTGAAGTGGACCGGCGAAAAGGGCGCGTTAAATGCGAGCCCGCTCGGTCGAGCATCGATAACGTTGGCCGGAGTAATAGCGGCAGAGCCGCCAGTCTCATAAATGGTCGCCAGGGCGAGCGTCCCCGCCGGAGTCGCCGGGACGGCAGGGCTCGCGGCTTCATCTCCGGTGACATAATCAAAGATGAAGTCATTGTTTACCCCTCCATCGAGGTCAGTCCCCCTTGGCCGGATAATGATGAGGTCATACCGATTGGAGCCGGAAGCCGGAGCGGCAGGCAAAGCAACTTGCTCTTGGGCATCGGAGACGCAAAGGGTCGAGCCGGAGCTATTGGCGCTCGGGACCGCGGCATTACCGGGGTCAATGTTTACCGTCATGCCGGAGGCAAACGATACCGCCATGCCATCGCATCGAGCGGTAGGCCAGAGAGCCGCCATCAACCGCCGGTCAACGGATGCGGCATAAGAGCCCGATTGCAACCAAAGAGGGGTATAGCGGGTCATGGTCTATCTCCTGGCTAAAGCGTTGATATCGCGAGCGGACTTGGTAAAGAGAGCGGAAAACTTGACGTCCGCTCGACCAACCTGGAGGCTGACGTCCTCTTGCCCATCGTCCCCGACGTCATAAGTAATGCCGATGACCCGGATATCGGTATCGACGTTGAGCCGTCCAGCATTGATGAGCAACCGGCAAACGTCCCCCATCTTGGGATTGCCGTAAGAGTAAAAGCTCGGGCGGAGGTCGAGGCTATAGCTCGGACTGAGCAAGCCTTGAGTCGCAAGCTCCCCGTTAGCCTGGTCGCGGAGGGTTTGGACAAGGGTTACGTCGGAGGCATTGTCCCCGGCCATCCAAAGCCCGCTCGGGCTGACGGTTACGTTATTGGCGTCATTGTTCCAAGCCTCCGCGTATAGCTGAGCCGCGGCCGGATCGGATGAGCCGTTATTACCAATGACCCGGAGGTAGTTCGCATAGTCCGCGCTATTGATACTCCGGCTTAGACCCTTGACGGTCGAGCCATACTCAAGGATGAGGTCGGTCCTCAAGACCCCCTGAGAGGGAAAGAAAAGCCGGAGGCTATCGGGACCATCCGCCAGCCCCGCGGCCAGGGCGGGGATGACGTCATAATCAAATCCCCCTTGGACGTTGGCGAGGTTGTCGAGAGCCTCACTCAATACCTGTTGCCCGACGTACTGCCGGTCCCTGAGCGTCCCTGAGAGCCCCCTAGCGGCTCCGCTTGGGTCCACGCGATGAGGGACGATGGGTAAATAAGCTCCGGGGTTGAGGGAGACTCTTCCCGACGTTGAGACGGTCTTGCCTGCCTCGACAATGCCGGTTGCGATTGTGTCCTGGTCCGCTTGGGCATAGTTGAGGTTTGCCGTCAATATCCGCCGGTTGAGCATATCGAGGTAATCATGACAAGTGAAGGTAACCGTATTGGCTTGCTCGGAGAGAGTGTCCTGAGACTGAGCAACTATCCCGCGGAAGAGGGGGACGTCCTGGCCGGTTTGACTATTCCATCTCCAAGCCACGATATCGGTTACTAGCTCTTTGATGAGCGGAGCCGTCGAGGCAAAGCCGCTCAGGGCAAAGGTCAAGACCGCCGGTTTGCTGAGAGCCTGGACAAGCTGGATGCTCCGGGCATTCACAATCTCATTGGTAGCCGTATCCCTGAGCGTCAGCCCCGGCGAAAAGGCTCGATTATGAAGGCTGAGCCGCCATCGACCTCGACCGGGCGGGACCGGATAGGTAGCCATTACTGGATATATCCATCCTGCCAAATGGCTTCAACTTGAGTCACTCCGGCGGTTGACTGGCCGGAGAGGCTGAGGACATTGGTATAAGGGGCCGGCCAAATCAACGGCCAAACGGTTGGGGTGAAGAGAACATGACCTTGGAGCGATTGGGTTGGGTCGCCGTTGAGTAAGACCGTATGATTGAGGCAATCAATATCGACGTGCTGGCCGGAACCGATGACAAAGGCTTGGTCAAACTGTATGAGTCCGTTGTAGGTAGTCCCGCCCATTGTCGCTTGCGTCGCGATGACCGCGGCGGTAATGGGTCCGAAGAGTCGGAGCAAAGGACTAACGGGGACGTCTCCATCCGTTTGAAAGACCGCGTTAACCTGGCTCCCTCCGCCCGGAGGATAAAGCCGGGGGAAGGTCAAGTTGTAGTTACGTCCCGGCGAGGTCGAGCTTCCCGACATTGCCGTTGCCGTCTTGATGGCGGCATCCCTGACCAACCCATCCGGCGCGACCCATGAGAGTTGAATATCTCGCCGGTACGGGATAGTCATTGGAGCCGCCAGGGCGGAGGCTCTGAGGATGAGGACGCGCTCGATATCGGAGCCCGAGTCCGTTGTGTAGTGAAGCTCCGGCCTAACGGCAGGGTTGAGGTAGGGCGCGAAGTTGTCAACTATGTCATCGAGAGCGACGTTGCCTCCCGGCCATGCCGCTATCTTTGCCGTTACTACCCTGCCGCCAAAGTAGCGAGTCCGGTCATCTATGCCCGATTGGTTGGGACGGTTATTGGTTACGTCTCGGATATCGGGATAAGAGAGGTCAAGCTCCAGCATGGCATAGCCCGCGTCATGGTCATCGAGCGGCAGGGTTATCCCATTGAGGACAAGCCAGGCTTTGCGGCTCATATCAAATCCTTTGGGTTTGGACAACCCAAGCGGCTTGCTTCATGAACCCCTCGACGTCGAGGTTGTCGGCAAGCGTTAGGTTCTCGACGTTGACCGCGGGACCGGTCCGGCCAGGGGCTCCGACTCCGGCAAAAGGCCAGGGACCAAGGTCACTCGGGACCGGGATGACTCCCTGGAGAGCGCTATTGACTGAGCCGCCATAGTCCTCGATGCCTGCCGCAATACCAAGGCTTATCCATTTACCGACCTCATCGCGGAAGAGCTTGGAGGGAGAGCCGATGCCGAGAAACTTTTTGATGGGTCCAGGGATCATGCCGGTAACGGCTCCGATAAGGGCTCCGGCCATCGAGCGGACTCCGTTAATCATGCCTTGAATGAGGCTGACTCCGATATTGTAAAGGGCTCCGCCTAGATTCCCGGCCGCGTTCACTACCGTTTGACCAATCCCGCTAAAGAATCCGGTCACTCCACCTATTGCCGCTCTGGCTCCGTTGAGCAAGCCATTAACAATGCCAGCGCCGACGTTATAGAGGTTCCCGGCAATGTTGCCGATGGCTCCGGATATCCTCCCCCAAAGACCGGCAAACCAAGAGACAACGGAGCCAATGCCTCCCGCCACCGCGGAGACTATCCCGCCCATGACCCGGCTAAAGAATCCGGTTATGGCTCCCAAGAGCCCGGAGACGGCTCCTATAATCTTTCCCGGCATCCCCGCAAACCAGGAGACTACGTTAGCGACCAACCGCGCCACGGTAGCAATGAGATTGGTATAGAGGTTGGTAAACCAAAGTAGGACTCTTGCCACCATCGGGATAACCGCGTTGAGGACTCCGGCCACTAGTTGCACAAACCAAGCGACCACTTGAGCGAGGACTCCGATGAGCTTGGTCAGGGGGACCAGGACAACGGTCAATAGCTGGATAAGTGGCGGCAAGAGAGCCGCTATGAGTTGAATGATGGGCGGCAAGAGCGGCAATAGGGCTTGCACTACCGTAATCAGGAGTTTCGCCAGGGGCGGCAGTATGGGCATCAATGCCGTTATCAGGTTGGCCGCGAGGTCGAGGATCATGGCGATAACCGGCATCAAGGCATCGATGATGAGCCCAAAGGTATTTGCTAGCTGGATGATGATAGGGATGAGCATGGGGAGGACTTTGGCGAGGACTTGACCGATGAGGTTTGCCAGCATGGTTATCAACGGCATGAGAGCCGTCATTGCCTTTTGCAAGATGGTCCCGAACGCGCTCGCCAGCTTGGTAATCAATGGGATCAAGACCGGCAGGACTTGAGCCAGAGTGTCGCCAATAAGCTTTGCCAGAGTCGTTATGAGCGGCATGATCGCGCCCAAGGCTTGACCGAGAATGTTTGCAAAGACTCCGGCTAGTTGGGTTATCGACGGCATGAGAGCAACAATGACCTTTGCCACTACCGAGATAACCTGGCGGAGCGGTCCGCTCAGGGCTCCGACCAGATTGAGGACGGCAGTTACCAAGACCGAAAAGACCGGAGCCAGAGCGGATATGGCTTGGCTCAGGACCGGTCCGAGTAGCTTGATGAGCGGCATGATGGCAGGCAACAGGGCTTGGACTACCGCCATGAGCCCGCCAAAGACCTCGGTCAATATCGGCATGAGCGCTTTAATGACCGGACCAAGCTGAGCGCTAAAGACCTTGACCAAATCCATGATCGGAGCCACTAGCTGACTGAGCATCTTGAGCATCTCGCCAATGGCGGCTCTAAACTCCGGAGAGGTCGCTACTAGCGCCAGGAGGATGGAGACAAAGGGATTGAGCGCGCCGGTAATCCCTTGGATGACTCCGGCAAAGGGACCAAAGACCCCCGCCAGGTTGGCTCCGCCTACCTTGAGCAACATTCCGGCGACCGGAGCCAGGATCGGAGCTATGCCGCTCAAGCTCGATATGAGCCCGGAGATACCGGCTCCGCCTTCCTTACCAAAGCCCTTGACGTTATTGGTCATATTGGTAAGGAAGTCTCCGACCTTTTGGAATGCCGGAGCCATCTTGGTAGTCAGCATGGTCATCAAGGGGGTGATTATGGGCTCGACGGCTCGGAGCAAGTCAGCAAACTTATTTGCCCATTCAAGAGCCAAGCCGCCCCCGGCTTTGGATATGAAGGGCTCGACAATGGCGGAGCCGATATCCCGCATGGCTCCCTTAACCCGGTCCATTGCCCCGGACCAAGTGTTTTTGACGTTTGCCGCCGCTCCGCCAAACTTAGCCTCCATGCCCTTGGTCAGCGCGTCGAGCGCCACTCCGGCATCGAGGGAGCCTGCCGTTATCTCATCTTTGATTTGAGCCCCGGTCTTGCCCATTTGACCTCCGATGAGGTCAGCGGCATTGATGCCGCGTTGAGCAAGTTGCATGAGGTCGGTCCCGGTTATCTTCCCCGCCGCGGAGATTTGGCTCAGGACGGTCGAGATTTGCCCTATGTCATCCGCGCTCCCTCCGGTTGCCGCTACGGCATCTTGAATAGCGTTGAGATAAGGGATGACATTCTTGGAGTTGATGCCAAAGGCAAGCATTTGTTGGCTTGCCTGAATAAATGCTTGCCGGGGGAAGGGGGAGGTCTTGGCAAAAGCCGCGATATCCGCCATCATCTTGGTCGCGGCTTCCTGGCTCCCCAAGACCGTCTTGAAAGCTGCCGATGACTTTTGATAGAGCGAGTTGTAAGAGACTCCGGCGGTTATGGTCGCGGCCGCGAATGCGGATGCGGACGCCGCGGCCACGGTAAAGCCGGTCGAGAGCGCTTTGCCTACTGCGGACGCGGCTTTACCCAAGCCGGAGGTAAGCCGGTCCCCAATGCTCTTGGAGGCTTGGTCCCCGGCTTGGGTCGAGGCTTTTGCTATCTCTTGCGCCAGCCTTTGAGTATTGGCGGTAACCAATACTTGAAGGGCTGAATACTCACCGGCCATTTGTCGTCACCCCCTCTCCCTGGAGGAATGATCCGAGTTGTCCCCACTTCATCTTTTGACCTCGCGGCTTGGGCTTACCAGGTCGAGGCAATGGCTTGGGTTGCTGAGCCTTTGAGCCCGCTACGCGCATTACAACCCAAGTCAGGGCATCGACGGCATCATTCAATCGAGCCAGTAAATGAGCCTCATTCGACCAGGAGGCTTCCTCTATGCGGGTCAATGCCCCGGCTGGCAAGCGCCGCGCCAGTACATGAATCCGCCTAAGCGATACGGAGGGGTCGAGGCTATCGACCCCATATACCGCCATCATGGCGGCTTCTATGTCAGGGTCGAAGCGGGCTCTTGCCGCGGCGATAAATCCGGCATCCCGCCCCCTAGTTGCCGCTTGCTCATCTCTTCGATGAGGACCGGCATAGCATCGAGGGGGATAACCGAGATGAAGCGGTCCCATTGATCCTCGCCCACAATCTGACGTAAGACCAGGAGGACGCTATTCGGATCAATGTCCTCGACCTTGGCATCCGCAAAGGCGGCAAAGGTAGCGGAGACGCTCAACGGCCATTGCCCCATAGGGGGAAGAGAAAAGCTCTCGCTCCCCCATTGAAACTCAAAGGGCGCGCGGTCAGCCTCCGATTGAGCCGCATTGGTAGCGGCTTTGAGGTCGAAGCCCATTAGGCCGCGGACTTAGAGGACGGCTCAGGGGACCGGGCTCCGCCATTGAGGGGAATGACAACCTCGGGACCGCTCATCAAATGAGCCAGGACTCCGTTGTCATCCATTGCCGAGAGGGTTACCTCCCAACCGATAGCGGAGCCGCGTTGGAATGAAACGTCCCCGGTATCGGAGACTTGGGCTCGACCAAAGACAATCCGAGTAATGACTCCGGCATCCTTGATATCGACCCCGATGGCATAAAGCTCCCCGCCTACGTCGGAGCGAATATCAAAGGCAACCATCCCGCCCGCGTCCGCGGTAGCGGGAGGCATGTCGAAATACATTGCCAGAGTGTCGGAGTTGGTCTGCCACATAATGAAGTGAGCCGTTAGCTCTTTGCCGGTAATCATGGTCTTTACCGGCGAGGTCGATTGCCAGGGAGTCAAGGTGTCGGAGCTTGTCGTTGACGATACGGTCACACCGTCATCGGAGATATAACCGATTGGCTCCCACGGAGTATCCCAAGCAGTTTGAAGGTCCGCGGGTGGCGGAGTCCCCACCGGAGCCCGGTACACTCCAGGACCGTTATTGAGTCCAAGTAGAATCTCAGCGGGATCGAGCCCGGTAGGTCCAGCTTGCGGTTCAACCGTTGTCATTTTGCTTCCTTCCTAGTGTTCACAGTGTTAGAGAGGATGGGATGAACGCGGAAATCAATCCGCATTGTGTAACGGGGCGCGCCATCATTTGCATCGGGATTCCAAAACGGTCCCTCTGTGATTTGCGCGTAGGTAATCTGACCCTCAGACCAATCGACGTCCGGAAGGGTCATGATTGTTTGCCTGACAAGCTCCGCTTGGTCCGCGGTGGCTTTCTTTCTCGGACCTCTGACGTCAACCTGGAGGCTCCATTGCCATTGATAGCCCCCGACGTCCTGGAGCCCCATATAGGAGAATGAGGTAACCCCCTTGAAGCCCTTGAGGTTGTCCCATACCCAAGCCTCAAGGTCCGGCTGAGCAACCATCATCTCGATACCCTCGACCGGATAAGGGTTATGTTGCGACCAAAGACCGGGCGAGCGGGGACAAAGCGAGTCCCGTACTCGACATATTTGCCGTACCGGACCTCATTAAAGACCCGGTATATCCCCGGCTTAATCCGCTCCAGCCGCCATCCGGCGGCATACTGACCGGTTCGACCATGCGGGCTCTGAGCCATCATGACGCTCTTGAGTTGGTCAGCAATGCCCCGGACTATGCCGTCCGCGGCTTGCTTCGGAGCCTGCCGGTTGAGGACTTGATAGGTCGAGAGTTGCCCGGCCATTAAAGCCCCATCCCTACCGACTGAGGGGTATCGACCCCCGGCCAAGTGTCAAAGGACGTTGCATTTGCCGTCCAGCAATCGAGCGGAGCCGTACCGTCGCCGGTCCCGGTTGGGTCACCGATAAAGCGGCATTGAGTGAGGTAGTAATACCTCTCCCGTATCTCCGCGACCGATCCCTCGATGAGTTGCATCTCGACCGGAAGGATGAGCGTCCCTGAGCGGTCCCTGGCCGGTCCGTATGGTCCCCTGCCGCCCCCGTCAGCCGCTCGGACGTCAGCTATGCCCGGATATTGCTGGAGGTTCCCTGAGCCGCTCCAGTAGGGCTCAGTCCCCGGCAACCGCCAGCCATGCTCATCGAGGTCATCGGATGGCGGATAGAGGGTCACGCGGTCCGGAGCCACTAGGGGAGCCATGAGCGGTCCTCCAGGGCATCGAGGACTTGAGCCGTCCTCCAGATGGTCCGCGGCTCGGGCTTGGGCATGGAGCTTGTCAAGGGAGCGCTCTCAATCGCGCCGGAGATGAAGCCCCGATGCCATTGAGCCCGCGCCATTGCCGTCCCGTATTCTCCGGTCGGAGCCGCCGGAGAGTAAGCGATTGATTGGACTCCGGTTGAGACGCTCATGACGCTCGGGCTCGGAGTTTGCATGGCCGCGTAGTATTCCCATTGGAGCGCCGCGCATAGATGAGGCTCAGAGTCCCAATACTCTTCCGCTATTGCTTCCGCCGCGTCATATGGAACCCCTCCCGCAGTAGGCGGGTCGAGGGGCGGAGCCCAATCCTCCCAAGCGGGAGAGGTTCCGTTTGACATTAGCTCGCGCTCTTGCGGGCTGAGCTTGCGGGCTGAGCCTGAGGCTGAGCCTGAGCCTCCGTTGTCCCTCCGCCGGTCGGACTAGCAATATCCGTATAGGCAAAGGGCTTTGCCCCGGTCGGAGCCCGCGAGGTAACCGGCTGAGCCACTACGCAACCAAAGCGGGCATGGACCCTCATGAGAACTTGGTCATCCTGGAAAGCCGACACTTGGACAACCCCGGCGTTATCGACCACAACTCCATCGGTCGAGAGGTCATAGGTAATGTCCTGCCGGACTCCGACCAAGAGCGAGTCCCAATCTCCGCTAACAAAGTCCCTATCGGGCATTGGGCTCGCCAGGTTGAAGATGACCGGGACGCCATAAATGCTCGACATAGCCGGGTTATCGGCTTGGACCGGGCCAAGCAAGAGAGCCCCCTGAGCGTCCCTCACTCCCCGTAATGCGGCTTTGGTAACCAGGTCGGCGGCATGGCCGGTAACGGGGAGTCCCTGTCCCTCGACCGCGGCCATTGTCTGATTAACCGACTCCAGGGCATCGGTCCCCGGAGGTACTCCGGTCGCAAATGCCGGGTCGGTAATGCCTCCCGCCGGATAAGAGGGAGGGTTGTTGTGTCCCCAAAGGACGGCATCATCGAGCGCGACCGCGATGGACTGAGCGAGTAGAGGTCGAGCGTAAGCCCACAAATCGACGGCAGAGTCATCGAGGTACGCTTGAGGAATGGCGATGATGGCGGCTATTTCCTCCGCCTTCATTGTTTGATTGGAGAGCTTGAAGTCAGTAAAGGGCTTGCGAGTACCGACCGAGATGAAGGACGCGGTCGGGAAAGCCCCGGCAACGGGAATCTCGGCAATGCCAGAGCCCATCGGGACTCTCCGGCCTAGCGCCAGGACGGCAGATTGCAGCGTTACCGCTTGGATGATTTGATTTGAGTATTGGGTTGGGATGAGCCCTGAGGCATCAATCGACGGCATGGGTTCTCCTGAGAGTGTCGGCTTTTGGCTCCAAATGGAGCTATTCGCTGGCACCCCTCGGACCGCATCGCGCCGCATCCTCCGGGCTCGGGATATCGCATCCCTGCCTCGACTTCAATGAGTCGTCCCCCGAAGCCGCATCGCGCCGCACTTCGGTCAAGCGGGATAATAGACCCCCCGTAAAGCCATTGCAAGCATCAAAAGGCTTGGGTACCTGGTCCCGCTCCATTGGGTTCCAGGTACCCTCACCTTTTCAGGATGCCTACTGTTAGTCCGTATGTAAGAGAACCGCTTTTAATGAGTTGCTATCTCACCCCCTTCCTTTTGAGACTGAGGACCGGCTCGCTACCTTTTTCGCTACATGGCGGTAGCTCCCCGACGTCTTTGATTGGGCGGAGCGAGATAGCGCGTTGCGATGGATGCCTAAGCGTTGCCGCTCGGATATCCCCGCTCTCTTCGCTTGAGCCCTGGTCGGTACGGGGTATTTCCTCTGGCTCGGATACGCAAAGGCGGAGGACGGGAGAGCCGCTCTTTGCTTTGCCGTCAATGCCATTGCTCATCTCCCTCGACCCATTGCCTGCCGGATAAAGTCGGTCCCTCCGTTATTGTCATCCCCGCGCGGTCCGGCGGGGACTCGACCGGTAGCCGGGGGAGCCATAGCCGGAGTCAGCCGCTCGACCAATCGAGCGATTGCCGTAGTATCCGGCTCCCCATCCGCTCCAACAAACTTGGAGAGGTCGAATAGCTCCAGCGCCGCGGCGGGGTCCGCAATCTTTCCGGCGGCTTGAGCCTTAAACTCTGCCGCGGCCAGCCTCCGACCGGCGGATTGGACGGCTTCCTTGCGTCCCTCATCCTTTGCCGTGGCAATAGCTTTCTCTTGCTCGGACATATGCTCCCGCTCAAGCTTTGAAAACTTGCTCTCTGCCTCTCGGCGGAGCTTCCGCTCTTCGCTAATGGCGGCTTCAAGGTCTTTGATTTGATCCTCCGGCTTTTTGGGCTCGGGAGGCTTGTCCCCCTCCGGCTTATTGGGGTCCGGCTGACCCTCGGGAGGCTTGGACGGATCGGGCGGAGGATTGGGAGGGGTATCGCTCATGTTCTATCTCCTAGCGTTTGGGCTGAATGTCAGCCATTCATCAAATAGGTCTTGCTTGGCCGGGTCAAGCTCAAATGGACCCTCTAGGCCAATGGACTTCCGATGGTCCGCACCGTAGCGGACAATCTCATCCGGTATCCCGCTCGGGAAGCTCAGACAGGTAACGGCATCGAGCCTCCGAATACAAGCGCGGCAAAGGGTTGGGTATTGGGTAGTCATGCCGCCTTGGGTAACCATCCCATCTTTTGATATCGAGCCCGCTTTTGTTCCTCCAGGGTCGGGGTCGGGGTCGGGTTGGGTCCGAGTTTGTCCTCGATATATTGGCCGGCGAACTTTGCCGGTCCCCTTGGATTTGTCGAGGTCTTGTATTCCGCCCAAAGCTCAGCGATAGCCTCCCGGTCGGACTTGCCGCCATACTCGCTGATAATCGATTTGGCGTCAGTCATATTCTCGATGCCCCAATCATCGGATAACTTCCCCCGTAGCTCCGCTTGCTGAGCCGGGTCGAGTTGGTAGTCGAGGAAGTGGCCTAACTCATGGGTAAGCGTCCTCTCCGCTCCCGTTGTCTTGCCGTCCGGAGTCCACCATTTATGATCGATTGTGTCTTGCATTGCCTTGGTCGAGCCCGGTCGGTACTCGCTCGGTCGGATACTGATATACCGTCCATTGTTTTGGTAGTAAGCTAGGGCATCGCTTGTCTGAAAATACGGGTCTGCCGTTACGTTGATGGACCCAAGCCGGTCGATTATCTCCGGGCGGATGCCGTCCAGACTCATCCGGAGCGCGTTGAGGGTTTGCTCCCGACCCTTAAACGTTTGCATGACGTAATCGTCATATCCCCTGAGCGGTATGCCGTCGATGCCCCCCTCGCGAGCCCAAACCCTTTGATATTCGGCTTCCCTCCGGGCAATAGCGGCTTGCCGTCGAGCGTCCTGGTCGGTAGCGGCTCGACCTCGGGCGATTGCTGACTTTGACGTGGCATAGCTCGATATTTGCGGCTCAGGGGTGCAACGGCAATGAGCATGAGCCTCAAAGCCCGCATGAGATGGGATATAGCCCCGGTCCGCGATCATGACGCAAAACGGGCAAGCATCCGCCCTGGTTATCCGCCGGACTCGACCGGTAAAGCGGTCATCATGAAGAGCATTGCCGTTGGTTGTGGCATTAGCGACGCGGTAGGGCTCAGAGCTTGCCGTCCGATTAGCCCAAGCGAGGGTTGATGCTGCCGCCAGGTCATCGGAGTAACCCTGACTCTTGCGATTCCAGTAAACCGCCGGAGCTTGAGCGGTATAGCCCATTGTCGTCATGCCGTTTGTGACCCGGCCAACCAATCCGGCAGGGACGCCAAACGGCTCGACGTAAGCCATTGGTACCCCCGTCGATGCCGATAGATAGCCCTGGAGGTAGCGAGTAGCCTCCGCCGCGGCTCCGGCTTGGGCTTGGGTTACCCATCTTCCGAAAATGGCTCCAAATGGAGCCAAAGAGGCATTGGGGTCGAGGGGATTGAACATGGTTGACCAAAGGGCTTGCACGCGTGCCAATAGGCGCGCGCTCCCCATCGAGAGCCTCCCTCGATAGAGGGTAGTTATGTCATCCGGTAGCGCCACTACCGCCAGCCATCAAAGCGGCATAAGGGTCACTCGCTCCAAGCGCTACGGCTTGGTTGAGAGCCGTCTGAGCCCCCTCATTTGCCTTTAGTTGCTTCCATTGCTCTATTTCCTGAGGGGTCGCTCCCCACTTTTGCCAGAGGACTTCGGTCGGTACCCCAAGGGTTGCCATCTTGGTCAGGGCATCGACAAGCTGAGCCTCAGAGCGCGTCTCAAAGTCCTTCCAGACAACCTCAGCCGCTACGTCCCCGGCGTTTGGGTCGCCGGTCAGAGCCAGAGCAATCCTCATGACCTCTTCCCAAGCCTCCCCGATATGAAGGGCTCGACGGCTGACCTTGGATACCAAGCCAGCCTCAGCCGCCTTGATGGCGTCAGCCGAGAGATTGACCATTGAGCCAAGTAGATAATGCGGAGGGGTTTGGGTAATGGCCGCGAGTTGCTCGACGTCCTGGCTGACGGCATCGAGGTAGCCCCTGAGGGTTGACTCCGTAAAGGAACCAAAGCGGGCATCGGGATTCTCATTAGTCAAGAGCCGGTTGGCTCCGACGTCAAAAGGCTTGACGACATTGACCTTGGTTGTCCCGTCATCGAAGGTCAGTATCTCGCGCGCTAGCTTGACCCCCGTTGCCCATATCTGCCGGAAGGCTCCGTAATCGGTCGCGACCAACCGATTGAATATGGTTGTGTTTATCCGGTCCTGGAAGTGAACCGCGCTATGTAGCTCGGAGCGCGGTGGTCGAGTGCTTCGGGGCTGAGGTTGCATCTCGACCAGGTTGACGATACCGGTCGGATTGGCGAGGACTTCCGGCTCAGGCTCATCGGGGTACCAGGTCGCGATGACGTCGGGAAGGATGAGGACTTGAGTTGTCTTGCTCCCAAGGGAGTAACGCTTATATCCGGCAACCCTCTTCCGCCGGTTACCGGGTTGATAGAGGACGCAAGCCTCAAAGGGAGACTCGACGCTAATGGTCACTCCGGTCAGGTTGTCCTCATCCAGATTGACCAGGACAAAGGATGACGCGCAAACCAGAGCATCCGTTTGGGCAAGCTCCCCATCCGCGTCGAGCCCCGATGCCTGCCATATCTCCCACGCGTGAGAGCCGGAGGCATTGCCGGGACCGAAGCGAAAGCCGACAACTTGCAAGCGCTCCGCTACAGCATTGACGACAAGCTCACTCCAGTTAGCTCGGGATTCCTTGAGAAAGGTCCGGAAGTTGGTCCGCTCTTCCGAGTCCATCAAAGCGGTAACTACGTTCTCGCAATCGTAATAGTTTTGATAGTAGGCGGCTCGGGAGGTTTGGGCATCGAGCTTGCCCGCGCCAATCTGCCGCCATTCGTCAAAGGTCAAGTCAGCCATTGTCCCTACCTCTCGGGAAAGATGAGAATGATTGATGCCACCGCGGTCGAGATGACCGCCCACGCCAGGAGGTCATATGGCTTGGCTGGCTTGCCGAGTAAGACCACTAGCGCCAGGGCGAGGGTCGCCATTGCCGCTACCAATATCAGATATGCCTTGATGACTGTTACTCTCATGGCTCTCCCTGAGCTTGCGTATCCGTACATTCAAGCACTTCATATGCCACCAAAAACGGACCCCATCCGGTACCCCTTCCAGCCAGCGATACCCGCATTGAGGACAGATAGGGGGACGCTCATCCGGCATTAGGTCTTACCCCATCGAGCCCGCATCTCCGTAGTGGCTTTGGGCTCCGGCGGTTGACGTCGAGGCTCTCTCCGATCCGCGGGCAACGTCCCTTGATAGAGCCGGACTCCGCAATCATCGCAATAGACACAACGGCCAACTTGCTTCCATCGATGGGGCATATGGAAAGCAAACATCTCATCGAGCGCTTTGGCGATATCTTCCGTTTTCATCGGTCCTCCCTAGAATCCTGCCGCGGCATAGTCGGGCTCGGGCTCGACCGTTTGATGCCGGATGGCTCGGTCGAGTCCCATGATGGCGGCAACTATGCCGTCAATCTTGTCCATTGACTTCGACTTATCAGGCTTGAGGTTCCCGGCCGGGTCCGACCGAGTTATGAGGTTTGCCGCTTCCCATCGAGCGACCGGGTTGCCGCCATGTTTGAACTTCCCTGAGGCAATGAGCCGGAGTAGCTCTGCCGTTGGCGCGGCCAAGGACGCGAAGCCCTGGCGAAACTGAATGAGCGGCCAGCCCCTATCGCTGAGGGTTTGGCTTAGCTGGCTGGCTCCCCAAGGGTCAAAGGCAATCTCGGCAATCTCGACGCTCTCCCGGTCGGACTCCAATGCCTCGATGATGGCTCCGTAATCGATGACGTCTCCCTCAGTCAACGTCAAAGCCCCCTGAGCCGCCCATACCGTCCCCTGTCCCCCTGTCCTCCGGTCGAGGGATGAAAGCAAGCTCTCCGGCGCGAAGTGTCGCCAGTGGCAGGCAAAGCCGTCCTCGACGGCAAAGACCAGGGCATAGCTGGCGAGGTCAGAGGTCGAAGCGAGGTCGAGCCCGCAATAGCAAAGCTCTCCGGCATGGACGTCGATAACCCTCGACCAATCGACGTCCCCGCGGCTCCGGTCCCATTGCGGGAGCTTGATGGCGCGCCCCGTTTGCTGGCTTGGTTGGTTGAGCCGATACTGGCGGAAAGCCCGCTCCGCGGCAGGATTCTCGACGGCTTTGGAGCATTCATCCTCAAGGACCGTCATATCGAGGAAGTCCCCGAGAGCCGGGTTGGCTTTGCGCCAAACGTCGGGGGAAGTCCAGTCATCATCCGGGTCCGTTGTGTAAATGACAACCAACCGCCGGGGGTCGAGGTCCGGAGTCTCAAGGACTCGCTCGGACCATTGCCGCTCCGATGCGGCAAAGCCGTTAGGGTCATTCTCTGCCGTGGTCGCCATGCAAAGCATCGGCTGAGCCCTGGTCCCCCAACCGGAGCGGAGGACGTCATAAAGCTCGCGGCTTGGTTGGGTCAGTAGCTCATCAATGTAAGCCCCATGAGGGTTGCCGCCCAAGGCTCCGAGAGCGTCCCCCGCGGTAACGGCATAAACGCTTGCCGTCTTGGGGTCGATAATCCGCCGGTTGTAGCGGGTTTGCTGGAGCCGCTTGGAGAGGACGGGGTTGAGGTCAACCATCCTCGATGCCACGCGGTATACCTGAGCGGCTTGGTCTTTGTCGAGAGCCAGCCCATATATCTCGGCTGACTCTTCCCCGTCCCCGACCAGGAGGTAGAGAGTTATGCCGGCCAATAACTCGCTCTTGCCATTCTTTCTCGCGATGAAAAGGTAAAGCTCCCGGTACTTACGGACGTACCGCTTCCGACCTTCATCCCAAATAACCATGCCGAAGAGCGGACTAAGGACTCTATGCTCTTGCCATCGAGTCGGAATAAACGGCTTCCCCGCAAAGTCTCCCTTGGTATGAACCAGTAGCTCGACGAAAAAAGCCTTTACCTTAGCGGCTCTTTGCTGGCAGAGATGCTCCCCTTTCCGGCGGCAAGCCGTACCGTCGAAGGTCATATTGCATATTGGGAAGCTCCGCCGGTCAGCCATTGAGAGCCTTAAACGCTTGCTCTCCGATGTATTGACCGTAAGCCGGAGGGATAGCCTGGACTAGCCGGTCCCGCGGGAGCCAGTCGATGCCCATAACGTCCGCGGCTATTTCCATGTTGTAGTTATGGTGAGTTTGAGTCGGCTTCCCTCCGCCATGCCCGGTAACGGTTATGTACTCGGGGTCATGCCTCCGATGCGCCAACCTGGCGGGCTCAAATCCCCGGCATTCAAATATCCGATGGCGGATGAGCCGGAGTCCGAACATGGCTCCGCAGAGCAAGAGGTCATTCCGCATCGGAGCGGTCGGGACGTTCTCGATTATCGAGGGGACGCCAGCCTCGACCAAGAGCCGCCGGGTCCGGGGGATGAGGTTCCAGTGAACCCTTGTCTTGGTTCTCCCCGCCCACGCGTTTGTTTGGGTTGAGAACCGCTGGCAAGGCGGGCTCGACCAAATGAGGTCGAAGCTCCGGAGGTACTCGGGCTTGAGGTTGAGGACGTCAGCCCTGAGGAAGCGGAAGGGGTAATACCGCTGAGCCTCGATATCAATGCCGGTTACCTCCCATCCGGCGCGGTAGAGCCCCATCGAGGCTCCCCCTCCGCCACAAAAAAGGTCAAGAGCTTTAGGCATGGACCGGTCTACCCTCTAGCTTCCTATTGTTGACTAAACCCATCGGAGTTACCGAAATACTCGAGCCCTTGGGTCATGCAAGCAACCTCTCGGAGCCTTTGTCCTCGGGCTCTTTGGTCGAGCCCATTGCCGCCCTGGCGGAAGGGGTCAAGCCAAACTCGCGGGCAAAGCGGAGGATGGTCGAAGCCGTTTGTTGGGTTATGACACAAGCCGGATTCCGGATAGGTTGCCCTTCCTTCCCAAAGGTTATGACCCCTTGCTTAGCGACCAGGAGGGAAGCCCGTTGATGCTCATAGAGCGCTTGGCAATAGGTAATGAGGTTGTCGGCATCGACCCTCGACGCCAGCCCCATCGAGTCGAGGTCAGCCGCCACGCGCTGAAAGATGAGCCGGACCGGCTCGGGAAGCCAAGCCGGAGCTTGAGGGAGCCCCGGCGGAGGGGTCGGCTCGGTCTTATTGACGCGGCTCCGTTGCTCTCCCCGGAGTTGCTTGAGCCTGGTCGGAGCCGGAGCCGGTCCGTTGCGGGCTTGGTCCCTCCCCATCATGCCTCCCGACGGCTTGGAGCGGCTCTACGGGGCTCAGGGGCGGCTCTCCGTAGCCCTGAGCGGCTCCAGCGGGGCTCCGGCAGGCATCGAGGACCGTCGAGGGTCGGAGTTGGGACCGTCCGACTGGCGCACCAGGGGATA